TGTGGCTTGCCGATCCAGCGCTGCCAAGTCATGAGATCACCAGCGTGCCCGAGCTTGGGACACGTCCTACCAATGAGCGTGAAAGGAAGCGCCCAGGGCCGCGTCGTGTCGCATCGCCGGGGCCGCGCAGGATGAAGGTCAGCATCTCTTGGTCGTGCGTGAAGCTGCCCACCACCCATAGTTCGCGGGAGATTGTGACGCCCTCGGACAACGAGGCGATGTTAATCTCCTTGGTGGTGACCTCTGCGATGTAGCGGTTGTCGGCGGCTTCTTTGGCGTAGTTCAACGAGATGGCGTTGACTGGCGTTACGAGATTCGCTTGCGAGCGTTCGCCTGCAGTTTGACCTGCGCCCTGCCCGTAGCCGAAAGGCAGAAAGTCAGCCGTGCGATCGACGAAGAAGTTTTGCCACAGCGGACTGCGTGTGGCGAACGTATCACGCTCTCTGAACTGCACGTAGTTGACGGTTGCGACTGACATCAGATGCCCACCCGCTTGCGTGTTTTGACACTATTCTGCAGCGCCCCGATTGCAAGCTCACGCCCACGCAGTGCTGATTGCGCTGCCATGCGTTCAGCTTGATCGCGGGTGACGTACTCCACGTTGTTGATCACTTGCGACTCGTACCGGATGTTCAGGTTGCCGGGTGTTGATGCCATCTGCTCGATACGCTCACGCTCGTAGCGGCGTTCGGATGCGGACTGCTGGCTCATAATCTGCATCCGGTTTTCGCGTAGGCGTTCGGTTTCACGCAGCGAAGCACGCGTTGCTGCTGCGGCATCCTGTGACTCCGATACGTCGACCGTGGAACCGTTGATTCCAGTAGTCAAAGAGTTGAGGAAGTCACGGTTATCGGAAACCGCACCATCAATCACGCCGCTGCCGCGGATGCCACCGGCATATCGCGCCATTGCGCTGCGCATCTTACTGGCGGGGATGATGTACTCGGGTTCGCCGCCTTCACCGATCAGCCCCATCGTTGGGCGGTTGACGACACCGCCATCGGCGAACGCCTCAAATCCGCCAGGCCAGTAGGCCCCATCTTTTGCGCCCCTGAATCCAAATCCGCGTGCAAGGAATGAGAAGATACCTTGCGGGTTGCCTGCGCCGCCACCTAATGCGCCAAGCCCTTGCGCAATGCCGTACATAATCAGCATTTTGCCAATCGTTTGCAGCAGATCAGCACCAAGTCCTTTCAATGCTTCACCGAGGCTTTCGGTGCCTTTGACCGCAGCATCAATCGTATTACTGAAAGTACCGGCCACTGCATCCGCAATCCCTTGATACAAGTCCTTTTCCATCTGCAGTTTTGCCTGTGCTTCTTGCTGCGCTTTTGTTAGGTTTGCAATTTCAGCAATGATGCGCCGAATGGCAGCAGCTTGTGCATCGCTAAGCGTGATCCCTTGTGACTTGAGTTGATTTTCGATCTCTAGGAATTGAATGGCTTGTTTTTGTGCATCAGTCACCGCCAATATCTTGACTTGCTCAAACTCAAGCCCGTTGATCACGTCTTGAACAGACTTGGTGCGGTCTTGCATCAGCCGTTCCATCTCTGCGGCTGTATCCATCCCCGCTGATTCCAGCTCCGCCTGCGCCTTAGTGAGCAGCGCTTGCTTTTCGCGTTCATCGGTGACACCTTCCAGTGACCGCTGCAGTTCCAAAAGGATTTGCTGCCTGCGCTGTTCACCTTGCAGCTGGATGGCTAGTTCTTTATTGCCGGCCATTTCGGCCTCAGCGATCTTGCCTTTAATCAGCGCAAGCTGCAATGTACCTTGCGTTTCGATTTGGAGGCCGCGTAGGCGGGATTGGAGTCGGGCGGCTTCGCTAGCGGCTTTATCGGCGCCGCCGCGCTTAGCACTCGCCGCGCCACCTCCTCCGCCGCCACGTGGAGGGGTAGTGGGTGGTGCTGTTTCTTGCGCCGGTTCTCCGGTATCGGCATATACCCAGCCGACGCCAGGCACTTGATAAGCAAGCCTGCCGTTGATCAGTCGGTAACCTTGCGGTACATTTTTACCGCCTTTGCCACCGGTGAAGATCTCCTCAACTTGAATGCGAACGTTGTAAGTGCCTTGTAGTTGATCTAATTGCGCCTTCAGCTTTTTCACCTCTAGCGAGGCATAGCCAGATTGATTGCCGACACCACGTAGCTCGTTTTGATATCCAGCCGTCTTGCTTTCAGCTGCGGCGATGGCATTTTCCAGTCGCGCCATCTCTTGCGACAGCTGTTCGGTGGTGCCACTAGCGATCACATTGTTGAACCGCTCTGCCTCTTGCGCTGCGCTAGCAAATGCGCCTACAACAGCAGCAATGCCAGCAGCTAACGCAATCCACGGCCCGGCTGCAATCAACCCGCCAAGTCCGCCGATGCCCATCAGTCCGGCTAGCGTCGTAACCACCGGAATCAACGTCTTAACAGCCAGCGTCACCCCAGCTACCGCAATACCAACCGCTGCAGCACCGGCCGCTACGTCACGCAGCGGCTTGGGCAGTTTCTGCGCTTCTGATAGCGCAGCATTGAGCCCATTCACCATCGGCTGCAGCACCGCGATGAACTTATCGCCGATTGCATTGGATACGATCTCGACGTTACCGCCGAGCACTTCCATGCTGTAGGAGAAACCTTGCATCTCCTTTTGCGTTTCGGCCGCAGCACCTGCACCTGCACGGATGGTGCCGAACATCTTGCGAATTTCTTCTTCTGTGCTGTTCAACGCAGCACGCAGTTTGCCGCCTGCTTCCTCGCCGAACAGCGCCTGCAGCACTTCTGCCTGCACGCCTGGGCCGAGCCCCTCTAGCCCGCGCTTGAGGTTGATCAGTACATCATCAAGTGGCTTCAGCTTGCCGCTTGCATCGGTGACGCTGACGCCAAGTGCCTTCATGGAATCAGCGAGCTGCTTATTGCCGCTCAGTAGATCCAGTAGCTCGCCGTTGCTTGCGCTTGCTGCCAGCTGCAGCTTTGCGAGACCAGTGCGCAGCGCGGTACCAGCTTCGCTGCCCCTAATGCCATTGTTGGCGAGGATCGCCATTGTGGCGGACAAGTCCGTGATATTAACGCCAAGAGAACGCGCAATCGGTGCAGCGTATTTCAGTGATTCGCCAAGGTCTTGAACGGTTTGGTTTGAGCTGTTTGCGGTTTTAACGAGGATGTCTACGACCGATTCTGTTTTTGCGGTTTCAATGCCAAATGACCGCATGGAATCAGACACGATTGAGCCCATCTGCTCAAACGACAGCCCAGTAGCCTCAGCACCACGCACGATGCCCTGCAGTGACTGGCCGGTTTCTGCTGCAGTGAAGCCAGCTCGGCTTAGTGATGTAGCGAGCGCCGCAACCTGCGTCGGCGTGCCAGCTGCTGCAGCCGCGACGCGCTCAACATCCTGCCGTAATTGATTGAAATTACCGCCACCTTCAATGGCAGCCGCCTTGCGCAGTTCGCCTTCAAATGTGGCAGCCGTCCGCGTTAGGCCAGCAGCAAAGCGGCCAACGCCAGCGGCGCCAACTGCTAGGCCAAGCTGCTTCATGATGCCTTCCAGCTTGGACATCGAGCGCCCAGCTTCATCGCCAGCCCGCGCCTGCAGCTTTAACCCCGCCGCCGCCGCCTCTGCTGTGCTGACAAACTGCTCGTTTTCTTTCCGCGCGCGGCCGGTGGCGTCGATGTAATACTTCAGCCCATTAGCTGCCGTCTGAAACTGCCGCCCTGCGCTTTGCGCTGCTTGGCCTGCAGCGGTAGTGCCTTGCTGAAGCTGCTCTGCTGCGCGACCGGCTGCTGTTGACTGCTGCTGGAATTGCCGTAGCTTGGCGGCTGCATCGCGGCTGTCAACGTTAATAGCTACTGAAGCTACGACAGACACGATGCAATCCCTCCTAGTACCAGCAGTCTACCGGCGCCGCTTCATGCGTTTTTCTTGTTCTTCATTGCGCAGTTCATAGAACGCAGACCACAACAAGAGTTCTTCTAATGTCATCTCTTGATTGAGCCGGGCTAATGTATAACCCAGCTCATGCGCTACGTTCAACTGCAGCAGCAGCAGATTATCCTTACTTAGTTCCCTTTTCAGCTCTTTTCATATCTGTTTGATCCTCCTCAGGGTTCTGGATGACAGCAAGCATCAGCGCCTGCAGATCAGCATCCAAAGTCTCCTGCTTGAGCTCCGCCATCTCACCGGCTGCGAACAACCGCTGGCCGGTTTCGTCCATTGCCTTGGTGACCAGCAGATTCAACGCAAAGCCATTGGCATCATCACCACCGGGCATCTTTTGCGCGCGCTCACGTTCTGCCATCGTCAGCGGCGTGGCATACAGCACAAATTCCGACCCGTCCGATAGCGTTACTGTCCGCTTGGTGGGCTCAAGGTTTGCTGCCTTTTTGAGCCGCGCAAGTGCAGAGCCAGCCATAGATCATGGTTCAGTGCCTGCAGTATAGGCACACAAAAAAGCCCCAGCATCGCCGGGGCCGTGTCCTCACCGTATTCAGTGTATCAGGCGGAGGTACTGAAATCAAAAGTTGGCACGCTAGCGGGCCGGAAGGTGATTTCAACCTGCTGCGCATCATCAGGGTTGATCGTTTGGCTAGCGGTCAGCAGCGTGGCTTCCATCGCGATCGAGCGGCTCAGTGCTTCGCTGCTTTGCTTGTCGCTGTACAGCTTGAACGCACAACCGATCTGCTGACGGTACAGCACATCTTCCACCATGCGGTTAGCAAGATTGCTGTCCTCATTGGTGACATAG